AGAAGTATTCAAGGGCGGTATCCTCAAAGAACGCACTGACACTGGTCGCATCTATCTTGTTTTCATTGATAATGTCATGAACCAGGGCCCTTTTGATCCTGAATATCACACGATATATCAATCTAATCTTTGCGTTGAGATACTTCTTCCAACAAAGCCATTCAAGCGTCTTGATGACCCCGCCGGCCGTATTGCACTATGTACACTTGGTTCAATGAACTGGGGTGCGTTTAAACATCCAGAAGAAATGCGTCGTGCATGTCGTCTCCTTCATCGCAGTTTGAACAACATCCTAGATTATCAAGATTTCTTGTCAATACAATCACATTTGTCTAACGAAGAGATCAGGCCAATCGGCATCGGGGTGACAAATCTCGCATACTGGCATGCAAAGCGTGGCTACAAGTATGGCGAAAAAGATGCACTACAAGATGTCAAGTCGTGGGCGGAACATCAGACCTATTATTTGATGCAGGCTAATGTTGAACTTGCCAAAGAGCGTGGAAAATGTTTAGACAGTGATAAAACACGCTATGGTCAAGGTATCTTCTCATGGGAACTAAGAGCAAAGGGTTCAAACGATCTTGCTGACTTCACTCCTGAACTTGATTGGGAAACAGTAAGAAAAGAAATGTTGATCTATGGTGTGCGTAACTCTACAGTAGGCGCGGTTGCTCCAGTTGAGTCATCATCTGTTGCTATCAACTCTACAAATGGTATCGCATTGCCAATGAACTTGATTACTATCAAGGAATCTAAAGCAGGTGCGTTTGTTCAGGTTGTTCCAGAATATCATAATGCAAGGGTTCGTAAGAACTATCAACTTATGTGGGAGCAAACTGACTGTATCGGCTATCTAAAGACTTCAGCGGTACTGGCAGCATATATGGATCAGTCAATCTCTACTGACACATTCTACAATCCAGCACACTTCCCTGATCGTAAGGTACCTACTACACTGATCGCAAAGAACTTGATGCTCGCACACTATTATGGCCTTAAGACACTTTATTACAGCCTCGTGTGTAAACAAGGTTCCAAAGAAGAAGCCGATGACGCACCTGGCATGTTAGAACCTATTGACTTTGATGATGAAGATGGATGCGAGAGTTGTAAGTTATGAGGAAGACAGTATTAACAGTCTGGATTTGTGTAATGATTTTCGTTGGAGGATACATTACATTTGACTACTACGGTATCGGACCCAAACCTGCAAAGCCACCGTCAATGGAAACCTATGCTATGGCACCTAGCGAAGAAGCAACAGCAGAACAGGATATGCAGGCTCCTCCTTCGAAATCGCCGACTGAAGAATCACCAGCTCCGGTTCCGGTACCTGAAGAGAAGCCTATGACTATGAATGTTAAAACTCCTATTGCTTCGTTTGACTTAACAGCGTATAACAGTATGGGATGGGCATTCGTCGCAAAACTACTAACACTAATATTAGTCACCTACGGTGGCATTAGATTTATCAATAAGAGAATGACATAGACACTGCACAAGAAAAAGATGGACGAACAGTATGGTCCTGTGAGATTGAAGAAGAAACTATGGAAGATTTAGAATTCCTAATGGAGATTACAAATGTCTAAAGATCAATACAACATCAGTGAAGTTCCTAACTACCTAAAGCGGAAAATGTTTTTGGATGGGGTAGTAACCGTACAGCGATTTGAAGAATATCGCCAACCCAGACTTGCGAAGTTTGAGGAAATGCAACGCGGATTCTTTTGGATTTCGGAAGAAATCAACTTAACTAAGGATGCAAATGACTTCAAGGAAGCAAGTGATACAGTGCGTCATATATTCACTAGCAACTTACTAAGACAGACTGCACTTGATAGCATTCAAGGACGAGCACCTGTTCAAATCTTCTCGCCAGTTGCGTCAATCCCGGAGTTAGAGTCATTAGTATTGATATGGTCGTCATTTGAGACAAATATTCACTCACGTGCCTACTCGCATATCATTCGCAATATCTATAACGTGCCAAAAGAAGTGTTCAACACTATCCACGATACTAAAGAGATCATTGACATGGCCGCAAGCGTTGGTGATCATTATGAGAACCTACATGTTCTAAACTGTAAGAAAGAACTTGGCATTGATGTACCAGAGCAAGAGCATATTAACGCTATCTGGTTAGCACTTCATGCATCATACGCACTTGAGGCATTTCGCTTTATGGTTTCGTTTGCTACTTCACTTGCAATGGTTGAAAACAAGATTTTCATGGGCAATGGCAACATCATCAGTTTGATCTTACAAGATGAGTTGCTTCACAAAGAGTGGACCGCATGGATGATCAATCAGGTCGTCAAGGAAGATGCTCGTTTCGTCACTGCTAAACTAGAATGTGAACAAGAAGTCCGCAAGATTTACGAAGATGTTATCCGTGAAGAAAAAGAATGGGCAGCATATCTGTTCAAGAAGGGTCCAGTCATTGGTCTTAACGAAAAGATCATGGTTGACTTCGTTGACTTTAATGCAGTTGATGCACTTAAGCAGATTGGTATCAAGTACTGGAACCCTTCACCGAAATCAACTCCTATTCCTTGGTTCAACAAGCACACGGATACTTCCAAAAAGCAAACGGCCTTGCAAGAATCCGAAAGCACTTCTTATGTGATTGGAATCCTCACTGATCACTTAGACTATGAGGAACTACCTGATCTATGAGAAATCTACTAAACCTATTTGAAGACAACATCAATGACGCTTGGTTCAAAGATGGATTCCAAACATACAAGAAACCAGCACGAGAAAAGTACGAGATCGCTCAAGAAGATGGAACTATCCAAACGCTTGAAGGTCCTGTAAACTATAAGAAGGGATATTATATCCTCACTGGTCCTAAAGGTGAACAGTATCCTATTCCACCCGAGAAGTTTGATGAACTCAAAGATGATTTAGGCAATGGTGTTTGTTCACCAAAGAAGATCATCAAAACAGCAAAACTCGCAGACCACGATGGTGTTGTGAAGACAAGCTGGGGAGAAGATTTAAACTACACGGCGAACAACGACTATATAGTTAGACACGGTGCAGGAGATTACGGCGTTGTTAAGGCTGATATCTTCAAGCAAACTTACAACATTTAAAGGAAGACAATGAAAGCAACTATTTGGACAAAAAGTAACTGTCCGTACTGCGTACAAGCAAAAGCATTACTTGAACAACAAGGTATTGAATATGAAGAACGCAAGATCGGTTCAGGCTACACTAAAGAAAACTTACTAGAATCAGTACCACATGCTAAAACAGTACCACAGATTTTCCTAGATGGAGAACTGGTAGGTGGGTTTAGTGAACTAAAAGCAAGATTCTCAAAAGATTACATTTAAAGGAAACAAAATGGAAAAGTATACAGGCGAAGTCCTCACCTTCAAGCTCACGAGTGGAGAAGAAGTGGTAGCAAAGGTATTAGGAGTTGACGGTGATTATGTATTGTTACATGATCCAGTTTCAGTCGCTCCTGGTCAACATGGTTTAGGTCTCATGGCAAGCATGTTCACCGCAGACCCTAAGGCTGAAACAAAGTTGAACATGAACAATGTCACAATCTTTGCATTAACCGACAGTTCGGTTAAGACTAAATACATTGAAGCGACAACTGGTATCGTAATGCCAGATAAAAAGCTTATACTCGGTTGATGGAATAATAGAATGGCAGCATTGTCACGCAAGGGTGATCAAAACGCAGCAGGCGGCAAGATTGTTAGGGGATCATCAACAGTGTTCGCTAACGGTATTGCTGTTGGCCTGCATGTAAGCGACATCACTCCTCACGGTGACAAAAAGCATAAGTCAGCGAAGACTACAGAAGGTAGTCCAACTGTGTTTGCTGACGGTGTTGCTGTACTTCGCGTTGGATCAGGAAACGATTGTGGCCATTCTATCACTCAGGGTAGCCCTGACGTTTTCTGTCCATAAAGGGATCACATGGCAAACTCTGGTAAACAAAGTCCGTTAGGCATCAATGTATTAGGTTCGTTGCTTAACAGTACTGGCTTGACGATCAATCCTGTTGCTGCATCTTATATGGGTGCAAGCAAAACGAATACGAGTTACACATTTGGTAGCGTAGTCAAAAATACTTCACTAAGAATGCTAACATGGGCAATCAATGATGGCTTCACACGAGGCTTCATGTCTGATGCTACATATGATAATCTTATTTCGATAGGTGCATCAACTATTCCTACATTAGGAAATGCTAAGCCTCCTACTTATGTAGCAGTTGATCCTGCTGGAGTCTGGTCTAATACGGCTGTTGCATTTGGTATACAGCAAGGATACGGCTCTGCATTGCCTGGACCAGCAACATCTGGTTATGGTATCAAAGACAATACTGGCCAAGGACAACAAGCAACTTGGATTCCATATAACACAACCAATCCTAACAAAGCAGTAACTCAATGGGGATTCACTCGTTGTATGGCATTGCAAGCATGGAATGAGTTTAACTGGAACGGATCATCAACTACCTTATCTAATCCTGAATACAAAGAGTTTTGCTCATCATTTTCCACAGTAGATGCATTTGTACGAAGTTCTAACCAAGCAGTAGTTGCTAGTGATAACTCTGATACCTTCTTAGAGGGTGCGTACAGCAATATGAACGATTTAATCAGTGCTGACATCGCAGGAGTAAGCCTCGCTAGCGTGGATTTCGGTAACGACTTGATTAACTTAGGTAAATCATTAAATCTACAAAACATCGCATCGTTTGGTTTGCCATCTAACCTATTGACTACATTAGGTAAAAGTTACGCAGTTACTCAGGATTTAAGTTTAGCATTGCTTGCGTCAGGTTTAAGCACAACTGATATCGCAGCGATTACTAGCGGTACAGCCCCCAACATTTCTGTTGAACTTGAGCAGCAGATTTACGGTGCATTTTTGATCATCACTGGTGAAAATCTAGCAGGTATTCTTGCTCCGTTGCAATGCAAGACACAAGGATTGGATTCTCTCGCTGACTTACTGAACGTGCAAAAGATGTTCCCTATAAGTTATGCGTCATTGACTGTTCCTGTTTACAATGCAGATCCCGGGCCCACTAACAGCAAGACCTACTATTTGATTTATCAAGACGGTGGCTTGAACTCGGCTCTTAATGATCCGTCTATTCAAGATTACGTAGGTACATTATTGCCTAATGGAACTCCTCCGATATACAATGACACAGTAGATCCTGCTAACTACGCAGAACTTCCTAAAGGATTTGATTCATACCTACAAAACATTATTCCAGCAGATCAAGCAACAGCAGCAGGTGCATTCTCATTCACTATGCGACAGATTCGTAATATTGAAAGATGTGATTTCCAAAAGTTTGCGAAGGTCGTTAAAGGAATAGAAAATACTTCTGATTTACCGTTAGTTGCGGGAACTGACAAACCAACTGACCAAGAGGCAACTGACTTCATTGTATATGTAGGTGCTCTTGGAAGTGGTGCAGTTGGCACATATACCATGTCTGACTTTTTTGGTTGTATGTCTGGGCTCCCTTATCCATGGAGACTGATTCAACAGAGAATACAGCAACTAGAAACTTCAAACTTATATAACATTTACAAAGAGTTGTTCCTTGCAACAAGTTGGGAACAAGCAACTGCTTCAGTGCAATATACAACTTACGTAATCGGTCCCACAACGTACTATCACGTTACAGGCGTAACACTAACTGATGCGGGCGGCGGGTATGGTCGAGGTGGTGCAGTAGCACCAATCGTAACAATGACTGGCGGATCATGCACAACTATTATAGGAACTGATGATGCTGATACTGGGTCAAATAATACAGGTACATTTGGTAGAGTCACTGCGTTAAACTTCACCGCTGGCGCAGATATCACTTCTGTCCCGACTATATCCATTGCAGCTCCTGCAGGCGGAGGATGGCCCTCAATGAACGCAGTGGTACAAGGCTACATTGATCAAGCCAACGCAGAAATCGCGGCAATAAAGTCCAACAATCCTGATATCGCACAATATCTTATTGCATATTGGAACTTATGCGGTACTCAGTTAGCAAGAGAACAGCGTTCACGTTATACGATTATGCCGCCTGTAACAGTACCTAAAGACTTATTCTTGAACTTGTACCCATCGACGTTATATAACTTTACTGACAACGTTCCTACATTAGCTAAAGACACTAAGCCTCACATGTCAGCACAAACGATTGAAGCAATATGTGATCTAAACACGTTAGGTGGACAAAGCCTAGTAGCAATGATGAGACAAGAACGTAATCAAGATAGATTACAATCATTAGGCATCGATTTGGACAACAACATACCAGATCAGTTGACAGACAGTGAAGTCAAAACGCTTACAACAAATGGAACAATCGCGGGCGCGGTAGATGGAATACTTAGTCCAAATGGATTAGAATATACTCCGCCTGCTTGGTTTAGTAATATACAAGACGGTGAGATTATTACTCCTTATCCATTGGGAACATATGTACCTGCCGAAATGCTTGATGCTAACAATGAGTTAATCATGCCTGCTAATCCAGGATTTGAGTTTGGATCAGACACTATACCAGGCGATATTACACCTATTCTAGAAGGTAGTTCGAATCCAGTGGTCAACTCATTAGTTCCAACTGGCCCAGTAATTGGCACTCCTGCAGGAAACTTTGATCCAAACACAGGAACAATTAACAATGAAATAATCATCATTGCTCCTCCAGCAGAGTATAGTCCATCAAACTTGCCACCAAATCTAGACCCTAACTATACGAGTAGCACATTGATGCCAGCAACGCCAGACGTTCAAAAAGCGATTGATCAAGTTACGATTTGTAATTGCGATTGTTGGGTAGGCTAAATCTTTATACTAAACATAAATACACATTCACACAAAGGACACACACACATGAAAACTTTAAAGACCACGATGATCTCCGTCGCCTTAGTAATCGTATTCTCACTGGGATGCTATGGTAACTATCTGCAACTCACCCAGCACCCTGAGCGTATGATTACGGTCGCCTACTAAAAACTGAAAATAGTTGTTGACATCGGTTACCCGTTTTGCTATATTGAGTCATAGACAAACAACAGCAAGAGAGAACTTCTGATGTGGACGATGGCAAAAGTTAAAGACGAGTTCGCTATTTCTTCTTTCACCCCTTTGCATACATACGCTATCTTGAAGAACGGCGAAGTCGTCGGTAAGTTGGCATACGCTTGTCGCCCCGCAAAGGATGGCGGCGCAGCCTGGAAGGGCACTGTATTTGTGACTAATCGGAACAACAATTCCGATTTCGTCTATTACAACAAAGATCGTGATAGCGTCTTGGAATGGTTCAAGACTGGTGAATTTTCAGAATATGGTGAAGTCTAATGCCCATCACCTACACTCCCCCAATTGTTCCGCTTGTAAATGCTCGTGGCATTCTTTACGTTGATCCCAAGATGGCTAGCTCTAAGTAGTCATCAAAATTTATTCATATTGTTTCTCATGTTAAATATTATACAGGAGATACTTATGAATAAATTTATTACACTTCATTCCGATAACGGAAAAAACAAGTCAATGGTTAATGTTGACTTCATCATTTCCGTTGTTGAGTATGAAGGCAACACTTACCTGACGGTAAAGGGAATTGAAAATCCTGCAGTGATTGATGAAACAATCGACCAAGTTAAACAACTGATTTACAGCGTGCCTAACTAGACAATTTTGTCATGATAAAATTCTTGCAATTTATTGTCGGGATAGTGTTCACCGTCATGTCAGTGATTGCTATGTTTATGTTGTTTATCTTACTATATCCTATCGCTGCACTTAGATATAAGCTGACAAGCATGTTGAACAAACATGACTAACAAGACCATATGCTCATATCCATTTACGCATAGTTACATAGGTCCAAAATATGATAGAAAGCTATGTTGTATGTCAGGAACTCTTAATGAGTCTGATAAAGTTCCTATCAAGGATTGGTGGAACAATGAACAGATGCAAGAAGTTCGTCGCAAAATGCTTGCAGGGGAAAAAGTTGATCAATGTGCGATTTGTTATCTTAACGAAGGTGCCGGAATAAGGTCGTGGCGTGAAGATTCGTTTGACTTAATACCAGAAGAGATTGTAGCAACACTTTCCCCTATTGTAGATGAAAAACCGATTTACTTTGATTATCGGACAATACACTGCAACTTACAATGCGTAAGCTGCATGGCAGACTATAGTTCACAGCACATTGCTCTTGCTAAAGACTTGCACGGAAAAATAGATCCTTTCAAGGTCGATCCTGCATATGAAGAAACGATGAAAACTGAGATACTAGAATCTTTACACAGTAGAACCTGCAAAAAAATCTATTGGGCAGGTGGAGAACCCATGATGTCGCCTGTTCATTGGGCAGTTATCGAAGAAATGAATCAGATTCAGAAAATAGATCCTGATTATATTAGTTCAATCGCAGTACATTACAATACTAACCTAACACGATTACATTGGAAAAGGCAAGATATTCCTACTATGCTAGAGTTTTATCAACCGAAAATCTTTGCTAGCATGGACGGAACTCATGAGACATTTGAGTTTGTTAGAGACGGTGCGAGGTGGGATTTGGTATCCGACAATTGGAAACGCTATTATGAAAAACTAAACAAACATAATCAGTTTGGAATTTCAACTGTATTGACTGCCCCCGTTATATTTGATATTGATAGATGGTTTGATTTCTATGAACCATATGATCCTGAGTTATTTAACTATCGTTTAGTGACCAACAAAATGGATATACTTAATATTGATCATGGATTTTTAGATATCAGGCTGTTTCCTGAAGAAATAGTTGACAAAGCTATCTCTCATGCTATAATGAGGTTTGAAAAGTCAAACTTACGCAACAAAGAAAACACTATTGCTATTCTACAGACATACATTGATCAACGAAAAGAATTCCAATCGTTGTTTGATGACACTTCAAATCTAAATAGGTTAAAGCAGAACGTTGAAAAGAGAGATAAGTTTTTGATAAGTGGTAGATCACTTGCAGAACTACTAAGCATTATAAACACCGACGCTTATAAATGGTATAAGAAACTGTAATATGCCAATGTCAAGAAGCCCAGATAAATATTCATGGTTAGCTGATCGACCGGCAACTTTGGATATGGAAGTTTCCGCCGATTTGCAACGCGAAGACGATGAAGAGTGGAAAAAGTCTAGCATGGAGTATGATCTTCGCACTACTGAATGGATACTAGAAAAGGTACGCAACTCCGATAGATATGCACAGAACCTATATGCGGCAATGTGTAACAATACCTTTAGAAAGAATGAGATCATCCCTATTCTAAAAGAAGAAGAATGGGATTGTTCATGGCGACATGCTGGTGGAATCATTGCTGACATGCAACAAAAAGGTAACTATATGGATTGGTACTGTTCAGGTATAGGACCCTCTGACGGATTTGAAGATTATGTTGACGAAGGAATAGTAGCAGATGAGATCAGGGCAGACTTGTTTACATTAGGCTGGATTGTATTGCCGTATAAATACTAGTAGAGGGTAATATCATGAATCTTAACAATCTAGGAACAGGCCGCAAGTTGATCAATGCGATTATTGAGCAGGGAAACTTAAAGACTATGGGTTGGACTAAACAGCAACAACAAGAACTTCTTGATAAACAACCTAATCCACATAATGTGAACACGAGAAAGCCATGAGCGATACCGGCGCAAAACTTAGAAAGTCAAGACGGATTGCTAGGACGAACGCTGCTATTAAACGACAACAACGACTTGCAAAAGCAGCAGGAATCCATAAGCCACACGAAGACCAACCGCATCGTTATGCCAAAATGCATTCATTAGGCTGCGGCGTACCTAAATGTCATATCTGCGGCAATCCTAGATCAATCTGGAAGCAAAAAACCTTTCAAGAAAATAAGTTCTTTGAAGGTCACCGAATCGACAATAAATCCTCAGATAACGATTGACTTCTATATCATAGTTTGATATGATATGACTATGGCTAAAGAAACAAACTTAAAGATGTGGGCACTTATACCCATGGTAATCGTATTGTTACCTATCATGGTTGTATACATGTGGGTACGGCACCCAATCATTTCTTTTGAGCATCTAAAAAGCCACTTCAAGAAATAAATGGAGAACAAACTTGCAAGATTCAAGGAGAAATGTCATGCATGCGGTTAAGATTAATCGTTTAGAACTATTAGAGATTGTGCGTACCAATAAGGAAAAGCACATTGAGGAATTCAATGAAGCAGTTGAAGATTATAAGACGGCTGTTATTAGGGTAGCCGAAACAAATCTTGAACTAGCACAAACTGGTGATTTGGACAAGATTAGCAAGAACCTTAGGTTTCCCCCTCCCCGTCCATCTAGCTATGAAAAGGAATATGGTCGCGGCATCCGCATGCTGGAACTCAGCGTTGAGGAAGTCATTGACGTTACCGAAGATGTGTTTAACCAGTTGGTGCTTGACGAGTGGTCTTGGAAGAACTCTTTCACTGCTACTACTGCATCATACAAGAGTTACTAAGGAGAAAAATATGTTGTTTAGTGATGATCTACCAACCGTCGTCCCTAGCTTAGTCATTAAGACTCGTGTCCGTGAC